TGCCTCTGATATTTCAGGGTGTGGAAATAATGCCACATATGTAGGCTCTCCTGCATCTAATATATTGCCATTAGTTTCAGGCGGGTTATCAGGAACTCGTATCACAAATACAGCATACATAACTGTACCAGTTACAAAAGATTATTATGGGGCAACATCCAAAGGGGGATTTGCTGACAAAAATTCTTCAGACAATGATTTCACATTAGAAATTTGGATTTATCCTACAATTACAACAAGCTCTCTTACAACAATTTTTGCAGATTCTGTTGAAGGAATAGGAATTTTTTACGAAAAAGGTAATATAGTTTTTAAACTGCAAAATGAAAGATTAGACTATAGCATTCCGCACATTGATAAATCTCATCACATAATTGCATGTTACTCTAAATCTGAAATGTCAATATATGTAGATGGTCAGATTAAAGCAAACAAAGCTTTAGATAATTATAAATTTACAAATAGCTCCCTGTTGTTAAGCATAGGGCCAACCTCTAATGTGTTAGATTCATTTATAGTAGATGCCCCAGCAGTATACAGATACAACCTAGGAAATATTAAATCAAGCGATCACTATGAATATTCTGGAACTACTCACCCAATACAGGTTTCTTACCCAGACGAGGGCACATCTTTTGAGATATACGATGATGGGGTAAGTCGTCAATTTAGTTTTGTTTATCCCTTAAATAAATCACTAGATTATTTTTTAACAGAAGACCTAGTTTATGATGATAATGAAGGGTGCCTAGAGATTAAAAAAACGGTCCCTGGAGGCCCTAAGAGCGTAGTAATACAGGATGCTATCGCAATACCCTCTGGATTCGATTTGGACGCCTCTAAGATAGAGTGGAGCGGCTATAACGGGGTATCTATAAGGTCGTCTGTAGATCAATCTACGTGGGAGCCTTGTATTAATGGGGGACCGATACCTCAATTTAAATTAGGGTCATTTGATTCCAATAGAACCCTTTATCTTGAGATAACAATGTCCTCTTCTGATACCTCTAAATATATACCAAAACTATCTAACATTATTTTGTGTTTTTATAAAGACCAAGTTGTTTACTCTCCAAGTAATGGAGATTACATTTATACAGCTGAAGATGTTTCTGGATTATCTGCAAAAGATATTTCAATGGGTAGAACAACGCATCCTGTTTTGTCCCGTCACAGCCATAATGGCTTAAGGGCATTAGCAGGATCTGGATTTAGAATTAATACCACTGAATCTATTCAAACAATAGAGCTATTTTTTACCCCTTCAGATTTAACAGAAAATTGTATTCTTTTTAGTTCAGCGCAGGGAGACTACTCAGCGTCCAAGCTTTCTTGGAATAACGCAGGAACAATTTCAAAAACTAATATATCTGCTATTTATATAAATGGAATAGATAAAACATCTTCTACAAACGTAAGCAATTTATTTATAGCTGGAGACCTGGCCCATGTCGTAATAGTAACAAATTCTGCAATTACTGGACCCCTAGGATTTAATTACTTTAGCCAAGGGGGGCCATCGAGCCTATACCAGTATATTTCTTACTACCCAGAAGCCTTCAATCAATTAAAATCTGTAGATCATTACAATATGCACATAGGCAAACCCTTTGCCTCAGCAGATGATTCGGCAATTACGTTGACAGAAAATTCAATAAATTTCTATGATATTGACTGGCAAGTAACCAAAAGTATATAATTTTGTCACTTCCCCTGACAAAAAGCTGGACTTAGACCTTAAAGAGTGGTAAAATAAACTTCTATGGATATCGGTAAAGCAAATACTAAGATTCTGCAAGAAGAATCAACCCTAGGCATCTATGTCTGGGAAATGCCAGACGGCAGATGGATTGGAGACGATGATGGGAACTTTCTTTCGATCACGTCCAAAAAAGGAAATAGATCCAGAATCGATGCTTTGGCTAGAGAAGTTCGCTCATACGGTATATATGAAGGCGGGCCTAAATTTCTTTCAGCTCGACGCAAGATTACAGACGAAGAGTACGCAGAACAAGAACAAAGACTTAGGTGGGGACTAGTTCCAGATCCTTTGGATATTGGAAACTATAAAGACGAAATGAAAAACTTGAGGGCAAAGGGACAATAATGATTCAATACGAAGAAGACGATAACTCACAAGAGATAGCAATATCTAATGTTGCCGACTGGATGAAGTTTAATACTCCAAGAGAGCAAACAAGTACAGACCTATTTAAAGTAAGCGGAGAAGACCTTACAAAAATATCAGGACTAAGTCCTGCATTCCGTCGCAAAATGAGCAGAGAATTACAAAAGCGTTTCCAAGGTATTGAAGGAACTGAGACACAACAGAATTTATTAGCACAAGCAATTACTGGCTATGCCATGTTCGATCTTATCGAGCCACCATATAACTTGGATTATCTTTCAACTATCTACGAAATTTCACCATACAACTATGCAGCAATTAATGCTAAGGTTTCAAACATCGTAGGACTTGGCCACGACTTTATTGAGACAAGAAAAACAAACGAAGCATTTGATAATATTACAGATGAGAAAGCATTAGACCGTGCACGTAGAAAGCTAAATAGACTTCGTCAAGATTTATATGATTGGCTAGAACAATGCAACGAAGAAGAAACATTTACAGAAACACTTATTAAGGCCTACACAGATGTTGAAGCAACAGGAAATGGATATATCGAAATCGGCAGAACATCTGCTGGACGAATTGGATATATCGGACATATCCCTGCAAAGACAATGCGTGTGCGTCGCCTTCGTGACGGCTTCATTCAATTGCTATACGGCAAGGCAGTATACTTCCGTAACTTTGGAGATCAAGAAACAGAGAACCCAATTGCGGGCGGACTAGATAGACCAAATGAAATTATTCATCTAAAGAAGTACACACCAACAAATAACTACTATGGTATTCCAGATATCGTAGCATCTTCAAATGCTATGGCTGGAAACGAGTTTGCTGGAAAGTATAACCTTGACTACTTTGAGAACAAGGCGGTTCCAAGATATATCATCACCGTAAAGGGTGCTAAATTATCAACAGAGTCTGAGCGTAAATTGCTCGAGTTTTTCCAAGTCGGTCTAAGAGGCAAGAACCATAGGTCTCTTTATATTCCACTTCCACCAGATTCACCAGACTCAAAGGTTGAATTTAAGATGGAGCCAATTGAGGCAGGAACTCAAGAGTCTTCATTTAACGTGTATCGTAAATCTAACAGAGATGAAATTCTATTATCTCACCGTGTCCCAATTAATAAAATTGGAACTCCTGAAGGAGTTAATTTGGCGGTAGCAAGAGATGCCGATAAAACATTTAGAGAGCAAGTATGTCGTCCAGCCCAAATGAATTTAGAAAAGAAATTAAATAAAATTATTGAGGAAATGACCGACGCCCTACTCCTTAAATTTAACGAGCTAACTTTGACCGATGAAGATACCCAGTCAAAGATTGATGAGCGATATTTAAGGATGCAAGTAATTACCCCTAATGAGGTAAGAATTAGAATGGGTATGGTCCCATTGGACGGCGGAGATAAAGTCGTTGAATTAAAACCACAGGCAGCAGCAGAGCAAAGAGCACAGGCAGGAAAAACCAGAACTAGAGATTCTGAACGTTCCGCAAATTCCCCAGATATTTCTGGAGAAGGCCGAAATGCTCAGGGCGACGGAAGACAAGTCGACTAACCCTACTCAACTGATTATTTGCCTTATATACAATAACGTTATAAAATTAAGCATATGAATATTGAGAAATCTCTTTGGTCTTCGCATGGCGATAACATCACGTTATCCGTGCCATTTACCAAAGTAAACCGTGAAAAACGCACAGTCTCAGGATTTGCAACACTTGATAATGTTGACCAGACTGGTGATGTAGTCACCTCTGAGGCAAGCATGAAAGCATTCGAAAATTTCCGTGGAAATCTTCGTGAGATGCACCAGCCAGTTGCAGTAGGTAAGATTGTTTCTTTTAAACCAGAAACTTATTACGATCCAGCATCAAAGGAATTCTATAACGGAGTTTATGTAGATGCATACATTTCAAAGGGTGCTCAAGATACATGGGAAAAAGTTTTAGATGGAACCCTCGCAGGTTTCTCTATCGGCGGAAAGATTATTGAATCAGATAACGAAGTTAATAAGTCAACAGGTAAGACTGTAAGGTTTATTAAAGACTATGCTCTAATGGAGTTGTCAATTGTAGATTCGCCAGCAAACGAACTATGTAACATATTGTCAATCTCTAAGATGAACGGTCAGCTAGTATTTAAAGGAATGGCAGCAGATATCGTAACAGAAAATATTTTTTATTGTAACGAATCTGATTCAGTATTCATTTCCACAGAGTCATCATATGATTCCCCAGTTACAGGTAAGCCTGCAACATTAATCGGATGGGTAGAGTCAAACGATGTTAACAAAGCAAAAGAAATAGATAAGATTCTTGATTTACATAAAAAGTCAAGATTGTCGACGCCTGAAACACAAATTGCAAAACAGGCAGACATAGAAGGAGGTAAAGAAGTGTCAGATAATACAGAAAACGTAGTTGCAGAAGATGCAGTAGCACCAGAAGCAACCGTAGAAGACACAGCAGTAGTTGCTCCCGCAGAGGAAGCACCAGCTGTTGAAGAAGCTCCTGCAGATGCAGTAGTAGACGCTTCTGCCGAAACTCTAGAAAAAGCAGCCGACGTATCAGAAGTTATGGTTGATGAACCTGATTTTGCAAAGATGCTAGGCGATCTTAAAGGCTTTTTCTCAGAAACACTAAATAAGGCTTCAGAAGCAAATGCTGCTCAAGTTTCACTTATCAAAGATACAGTTGAAACATTCAGCAAGAGCGTTGATGGTCGTATTTCAGAATTGGCAGAACAACATACAGCACTTTCAAAGGCTGTAGAAGATATCAAGAACACGATTGATGGCGTAGAAAAGCGTGTCGATGCAGTAGAATCAGAGACTGCAATTAAGAAGTCCTCAGACCTTGGCGGGTCTCAGGAAGTAACAATCAAAAAATCAAAGTGGAACGGTTCTTTCCTCGGTTCCGTAACAGAATTAATTAAATAAGGTAGGTGAAATATAATATGAGTAATGAAACATTAGAAAAGGCAATCGCAGCAGGCACAACTGCTACAAGTACCTTCACTTCTTCTGGTAGCACTGTAACAGGTGTTCACGTAGGACAAGAATCAGGTAACGGTGGTCTTTTAAATGCAGAACAATCAGCCCGCTTTTTAGATTATATGTTCGACGCAACCGTAATTGGAAAAGTCGCACGTACAGTCAGAATGAGAAGCGATACAGCAGAGATTGATCGTATGTCCGTTGGTGAGAAGCTTATGACTCTCGCAACAGAAGGAGATACAACTGGCTCAAACGCAGCAGTTACTTTCTCAAAGATCTCTCTTTCAACAAAGAAACTTCGCTTGAACTGGGAGCTTTCAACTGAGTCTCTAGAAGACAATATTGAAGGTCCAGATCTAGAAGATCACATTGCCCGTTTGATGGCAACACAAGCAGGTAACGATATTGAAGACGTAATCCTTAACGGAAATACATCTTTGTCTAGCGATGACCTATACAAGTCATTTGATGGCGTTGTAAAGAAGGCCAAGGCTAGCGGACACGTTGTAGCTGGTGCAGGCGCAGGAGTATCTCGTGAGCTTTTCAACAAGGCTCTAAAGGCACTTCCACGTAAGTACAAGCAACGTCGTGGCGACCTTCGCTTCTTGGTAGGTTCAAACCTAATCCAAGATTTCCTATATGCTAACAGCATTGGAACAAACCAGACAATCCCACAAGATATCGCATCAAGCGTTATCCGTGGCGCAACTCCAGGACTTGGTGGTCCAGCAGGATATGTAGCACCATTCGCATTTGGTATTCCAATTGTTGAAGTTCCTATGCTAAAAGAAGCACAGGATGGTACATATTCAGGCGAGACTGGCGATCACGGAGATATCCACTTGACATTCCCAAATAACGTAGTTATTGGTATCAAGCGTGATGTAACCGTCTATCGTTTCTTCCAGCCACGTAAGGACTCNATCGAGTACACAATGTATACTCGTGTNGGCGTTCAAATCGAGCAGGCAGACGCATGGGTAGTTGTTAAAGACGTTAAGATTGCTTCCTAATTAATAGGATTTAGATCTGCTAAAAGCCCCCTGAATTAATTTTTGGGGGGCTTTTCATTTTAATTTAGTAATGCTATAATTGTTTAGAGTAGAAATAGGAGATATATATGTCATTTGAGACATTAAAAGTATCTGAGATAAAAAAGATTGCAGAAGATTTTGCAGTTGATACAGATGGTCTAAAGAGTAAGGCCGATATCATTGCCGCCCTCGCAGAAGAAGGCGTAACTTGGTCTGTATATAACAAGACCATGGACAAGATGGAAGAAGAAGATATGACCGTAGAAATCCTGCCTAAGTTTGATCCAAAGGCGGAACAGCCAGAAAACACAGTATTAGTAAGAATGACTAGAGATAACTTTAGATATGATATTATGGGATTTACGTTCACAAAAGAGCACCCATTTATTGCAATGAGTAATGAAGCAGCGCAAGCAATTTTTGATAAGGAGGAGGGCTTTAGATTAGCAACTCCAAGGGAAGTCCAGGAGTACTACAACTAGTCTACGCCTCTTAAATGGCAGAAGTATTAGTAGGTTCACAATCTCCAGTAACACATAAAGTGTTCTGGAACGGAGATGTTGCAGACGCAACCTCTGCACCAATTGTCAAAATTTATGACGTAACAAATGATCCAGCAGTAAGTCCTGCGATTGCTTCGACCACGCTTTTGACAACAATTACATCAACCCTGGATGAAAACAATCCAGGAACATATACAATTAACGTCCCTTATGCATATACCGACAGAAACAGAACTTTAAGACTTAAGTGGGAATATGCAGTTAGCGGAACATCTGTTGTTAAAACTGAAGACGTTTTTGTTGTAACTCCTTACGTTGATTTTAATCATATTCAAGATATGGGCTTTGCGTCAGATTCATCTGACCCAGGATATAAATCATATTCAGATTTAATTAAAGCAGAAAAATATGCTCGTAAACAAATTGAAGGTTATACAGGACAGTACTTTTATCTATATGATGACGTGTATGTTGTATACGGATATGAGTCAGATACTCTACCACTTCCTGCCAAGATCAACTCTTTGCAAAAGCTATTTGTAAAAGATATTTTACTTATAGATAATTTGTCTAGCCCAGCAGTCAACAACTGGGGATTAGCAGTAAATATATCTGAAACAAAATTTGGTCTTAGAGTTGACAGGTCTAGCACACTAGACAACGCTGTCTATATCGCAAACGGAATGGTGCCTCCAAGCATTCATGATTACTCTGGAATATTCCAGTCTGGTATTCCTTATAAAGTTCAAGCAAGATTTGGATGGAACTCTGTTCCTGAGAATGTAGAACAAGCGGCAGCAGAATTAATGAAAGACTACTTCTCTAAAGATACAATGTGGAGAAACAAATACGTAAAGAACATATCTACATTTGACTGGGACTTTGAATATACAGGAGATGCCTACACTGGAACAGGTAATGCATATGCAGACAACCTATTAGCAGATTACGTCTTAACAGCTAAAGCAGAGATTATATAATGAATAGCATCGTAGACTCTGTCTTGTCTATGAACTTAGATGTATATAGACAGTCTGAGATTCAAGATACCGACACAGGGGCAATAGTCAGAGAATGGAATTTTTATAAAACTGTTCCCTGCCACGTTAAAGGAGTTATTAGCAACTCTGCTACTACCCGCTCTAGCGATAAGCAGATATTTTCAAATAAGTATTTAAACGATCAGGTTGTTCAAGTTAGAACAGCAGAGAAATTAACTGCCAGAGAAAAAGTTACAAACATTAGAGACTCAGAAGGCAACACCATTTGGAATGAATCAATTATCCAAATGAGACTCCAACAGTATTTGAGGTTATGGGAACAACTCCAGTCACAGATCCGTTTGGTCGTGTGATTGCATATAACTCATCTATGAAGAGATCGGAGAACCAGCAAATTGGACAATAGCGGAATGCTGGTTCAAGCAGCAAGCGGACTTGAAAGAATGATGTACGCAAATCAAAACGGACCTTTAAAAGACAGCACAGTAGCTCAGATATCAGCCTATGTATATTATGAAGCAGCAGTATTGTCCAAGCTTACAACGAATGTTCAATTCAAGGCATTGTTTACAAAAACAATATTTGATCAGATAAACTTAGACTTTGGAAATTATATAGATGCATTGGCAAGGTCAAAACCTAAATCCCTGCATCATGTTTATGAATGGAAAAAGACTGGAAATAAGACCGCAAGACTTTTTAAATTAAATAAAATATCAGAAGACGGACTATCATTTAGACTAAACTACGAGTTTTTGCCATCAAGATCTATGGTTCCTGGTGCGAGTGGAAAACGTAGACATATGTTTGCAAACAAGGCTTCAGTTATGGAAGCAGGAAAACCTTTGGTTATTAGACCTAAAAATGCAGAGCGTTTAGTCTTTGAAATAGATGGAGAAACAGTGTTTATGCCTAAAGGCAAATCTGTAACAGTTAGACGACCTGGTGGGTCTGGCTCAACTAATCAATTTACTTTGGCTCACTCAAGATTTTTTAGCGGTAACTTAGTTAATGCTTCAATTAAAAGTTCTGGATTTCAAAGAATATTTAATTCAAGCATGAGCAAGGCGCTTAGAGTTCCTTCTAATATCAAAAAAGTTCAGTATTCCTTTTCACCAAATTTAATTAGATCTCAGGCAGATTCCGCATTGGCGGCTTCATTTGGAGGTGTAATGTGACGGCTAACTATAAGCTAGATGCAATGCTAGAGCTTCGCAAGTATTTATGGAAAGAGTTGTATACTCGTAATATATTTGACGAGGACGAATATTGGTCAGATAACTTAAATGAGAATATTGTCCCAATTATCCCAGTTCAGCAGGCGGCTGAAATGAATCAGTTCTTGAGCGGCAAGAAGCATATAGTCTATGACAAGATCGGAATGTCTTATGAAGACAATTGGCTAATTTGCTGTGAGCAGATTATGTTTACCCTATATTCAACATCAGTGGCGGATATAAATGAGATCCGAAACTATATGACTGATGAGTTTAGAAGGATGGATGAGTCTGCCAAAGATATAAACAAATGGACAGATCTGTCAAATAAATTTAAATTTCATAGCATATGGATAGCAGATATTTCTCCAACCGCCCCGTCAGAAGAACTTCAGGGATTCTTTTCGGCAGAGGTCATACTGGAGATCAAATATTCCAGAATCACAGACAACGTAGGCAGATTCCTCTAGGGTTTGCCTTTTTACCCATTATGGAATAAACTTATCCTAAGAGGAAAGAAGCCTAGCCAGCTTCGATTTAAGATTTTAACATATATATATATATTGAAATATAGGAGGTAAGAAAACTATGGCACAATCCGTAGGTAATGCTAAAAATATTCTCGTCGGTGCATCTCCGTTGTTCTTGTCAACAATTGACGTTAACGACGCAGATTACATCACAAACGCAGAAGCAGGCGTAGCAATTGCATCAGCCGCAGGAACAGTAGGCGTCCCAGCATTTGCAACAGGCGTATCATATACATCAACACTAAA